GTGTCCTGGTTCCGCCGTCCCGCGCTGCCCGACCCTGTCCGTCGTGCGCTCGACCTCCCGGCCACCGATCGTGTCCTCGCGTCGGCCGAGCTCGCCGACGGTTCGTGGGCCGTCGCGACGCGGGCCGGGCTCCTCACGAGCGACGCCGGAGGGACGACCGTCGACCGGCGCCTCTGGTCGGACGTCGACCGAGCGGGGTACGACCCGGAGAGCGCGACGATCACCGTCACGTGGGTCGACGGCACCCCTGCCCTGGCCCTGCGCCTCGCCGACCCGCGCCGCACGTCGCTCGCGCAGACGTTGCGCGAGCGCGTCCAGTCGTCGGTCGTGCTCTCGGAGACCGTGACGTTCGCCGCAGGCCTGACCGCGCGCGTCGCCGTGCGGCGGGACGCGGACGGCGAGCTCTTCTCGCAGGTCGTCGCCGACCCCGGGCTGGACCTGACGGACCCGGAGGTCGAGGCCCGGGTCGACGCGGCCGAGGGTCGGGTCCGGTCGGCGTCCGGACTACCCCTCTGAGCCTGCTAGAGTTTTCCCCGGTCGCTGCGGTGCAAACCGCAACGGCCATGGTCGATCCCGCGTAGCTCAGCTGGCAGAGCATCCGACTGTTAATCGGACGGTCGCTGGTTCAAGTCCAGCCGCGGGAGCGCCTCGCCCCCGTCAGGGTCTCCCTGGCGGGGGCTTTCTCCTGTCTGCAGCCACTCGAGCGGAACGCCGGTGCGCAGAGCCCACGCCTTGAGGACGATCAACCGCGGACGCGTCCGGTCCAGCTCGTAGTTGAGGATCGTCCCGCGTGAGATGCCGATCTCCTCGGCGAACTCCACCTGCTCGAGGCCGGTGTGCTGGCGCGCCTTGCGCAGCCTGTCCCCCAGCGTGAACTGCGGGATGAAGCCGGCACCCTCCGTCTGCGTCGTCATGAGCCTAAGTTTGGACCTATCCCGCTGACCTGCGCAAGTACCTCGGCTTGGGTTTCACCCCCGAGTTGTACTTGTGTCTAACCTTCGACCCTTGTACGGTCCTACTCATGTCCAACATTCGACGTGAGTACATCACGGCGGCCGAGGCCGCGGACCTGCTCGGCGTCGATCGCCGGTCGGTGGTCCGGTTCATCGACAACGGCGACCTGACGGCCCTGGACAAGCTCCCCGGCCGGACCGGTGCCTACCTCTTCAACCGCGAGGACGTTGAGCGCTTCGCGGAGGCGCGTTCGAAGGCGAACGCATCATGAGCCGCCACGTGAACCTCGGCGGACCCGCGGCGCTCGCGGCCGTGCGCGTTGAGCTCGCGGCGATGCTCGCCGCTGTCGGCCCGGTGGCCGCGAGCCTGACCCCGCCGAAGTCGCTCTACCAGGACGTGCCTGCCAGGTTGCTCGGGAGCGCGTTCATCCCGGTCGCGCTCGGTGGCCGGGACCGCGTGTTCGTCCGCAGCGTGTACCTGCTCGAGGACGAGCGGGTGCGCCTCCGGACGCTGATCGCCGGGCAGCAGGCCGCGGGCCGCGCCCGGCACGCCGAGGCGGTGGCGTGATGGCCGCCGTCGGGCAGGGCCTCCTCTTCATCGTCTTCATCGCAGTCGGCGTGTACCTCACGCTCGAGCTCGCGAAGGGCGGTGATCGCCGATGAGCGCGCCCGCCCTCGCCCGCGCCGCCGAGAAGTTCCGAGCGCACCGGCTCGCCGTGCCGGAGATGGTCTGCGAGGCGTGCGGCTTCGTCGTGCCGACCACGGCAGACGGCGAGCACGATCACGCCGCGTGGTTCCAGCACCGCATCGCTGCGACCGTGGCCGCCGCGCTGCACGACCGGGACGCGCTCCGGGACGCGCTCCGCACGGCCGACGACGACTACCAGGCGCGCGAGCACGAGGCGAACGTCGGGAGAGGGCCGGAGCCCGGGGATTGGTGGCTGTTCATGGTGAACGCGATGGCCGACCAGGTGCTCGGACAGAGCGACCCCTCGACGCCTGCGCTTCTCGGGGGTGCGTGATGGAGACCGCTCGCCCGTCCGGGCCCGGCGCAGGGATCACGCTCGCCGTCGCGATCGGCCTCGCCGCCTGGGGTGCGCTCGCCGTCGCCGTCGCCGAGGGCCCCGTCACCCTCACCCTCGGCGTCGTCCTGCTCGCGCTCGCGGTGTGGGCGCTGGCCGCGTTCGCCACGGCGCCGTGGCGCTCGCGGCGGCGCCTCGCTCGCGACGTCGTGCGCGCCGCTGAGGCGGAGCTGCGCGACGTCGACACGCCGTGACGTCCCCGAGGTGGCGGTGCGCGTCGTGCGGCCGCTACCTCCACGCCAGGTCCGTCGCTCTGACGGCCGGAATCCCCCGCTCCCGCTGCTCGACCTGCGGCCCCGTGGTCGCGCTGTTCACGAAGGGACACGACGTCATGGACGCGAAGACCGTCGGCCAGGAGCAGTCGCTCCTTGCCTTCCCCGAGGTCGCGCACGTCAGCTTCCTGCGCATCGTCGCCTCGGTCCCCGCCGGCGACGAGGTCTCGGTGAACACGCTGCGGCCCCGCCTCGACGCCGCCGAGATCCCCGAGTCGGCGCGCGGCGGCCTGTTCTCGAAGGCGACGAAGGCCGGGCTCCTCGAGCCCGTCTGGCTCGGCGACGACCCCACCAACCCGACCACACGCTCCCCGAAGCTCACACCGTCGTCCGGCCCGACGGCGCACCGCGCGCACGTGCGCGTCTACCGCCGCACCGCCGCCGCCCTCACGGAGGTCGCGTGATGGGCCGCACTGTCGACACCGCCCGCTGCCGAGAGTGCGGCGGCCCGGTCGTGTTCCTCCGCGTCATCGCGGACGAGCCGAAGGGCCCGCTCAAGTCCGCACCGTTCGAGCCGGACTACTCCCCCGGCCTCGGCATCGCGCCCTCGCACGCCGCCGCCGGCCTGTCCGGCACGACGTGCCGACCCCTGCGCCGCGGCGAGCACCCCGCCCCCGACGAGCGCCCCGTCCTCACCCACTTCGCCACCTGCCCCGCCCGAGCAACGAAGGACTGATCCCCGATGTCCGAGACTCCCGCCCAGCCCGCCCAGCCGACCCGCCCTCCGCGACCGCTCGCGAGGATCTACCCGCGCCACGGCGACGGCTCCCCCGTATTCGACGTCGCGCAGGACATCCTCGAGCCCGCCCTCGCCGCGACGCGCCGCGACCTCGAGCGCACCCGCGAGGACATCTCCGAGCACCAGGGCGTCGTCGCCGCGGCGCGCAAGCACGTCGACTACCTCCTCGAGTCCGAGCGCCAGATCCTCGCGGCGCTCGCGGCCCTCGGCTCGCCGCGCGCCGAGGACGACCGATGAGCGGCCACGTGCTGTCCGACGAGGTGCTGCGCCGCCAGTTCGACGACGCCCGCGCGGCTCGCGACATCGCGTCGCGGCGCGTCGCGAGGCTCGCGCATCGCCTGGGCCACGGCGACCTCACTGCGGACGAGCTCCGCGAGGTCTACGTCCAGGCGCACGGCGACACCGCGGAGAAGCAGGCGCGGCGTCGCACCCTCCTCGCGCAGGACGTCGCGGCGATGCACGCGACCAAGCCCCACGGGCGGACGAACCGCCTCCGTCGCGGAGCGCACGCATGAGCGCGGCCACGGTCACGGACCTGTTCTGCGGCGCGGGCGGCTCGTCGACGGGCATGGTGCAGATCCCGGGCGTGCAGGTCGTGATGGCGGCGAACCACTGGTCGCTCGCGATCGAGACGCACAACCAGAACCACCCCGACACCGATCACGCCGCGGTCGACCTGCACCAGGAAGACCCGCGGTACTTCCCGCGCACGGACGTCCTGTGGGCCTCGCCGGAGTGCACGAAGTGGTCGCAGGCGAACGGGTCGAAGCCGCTTCCCGCGATCGAGGAGGGCCTGTTTGAGGATCCGCTGTCCGCCGAGGCCGCGACCCGCTCGCGCCTGCTGATGTTCGACGTGCTCCGCTTCGCCGAGCACCACCGCTACCGGGCGATGATCATCGAGAACGTCGTCGACATCGCGACCCAGGCGAAGTACCGCCTCGCCTGGTACGAGTGGCGCCAGCAGCTGCGCGCGCTCGGCTACCGGTTCCGCGTCGTGTCGCTCAACTCGATGCACGCCCAGACCTACGGCCTGTCGGCGCCGCAGTCGCGCGACCGGATCTACATCGTGTGCTGGCGCGAGGGCGAGCGCGCCCCCGACGTCGACCGGATCCTGCGCCCGTCCGCGTACTGCCCGCGCTGCGACGAGCTGATCCGGGCGACGCAGTCGTGGAAGAACGGCAAGACCGTCGGCCGCTACCGCCAGACCTACCTCTACACCCACGCCCGGTGCGGCACCGTCGTCGAGCCCGCGTGGCTCCCCGCGGCCGCGGCGATCGACTGGTCGATCCCGGGCGAGCGGATCGGGGACCGCCTCAAGCCGAAGACGCGCGCGCGGATCGCGGCGGGGATCGCCCGGTACTGGGGCCCGATCCACATCGAGGCGCTCGGCAACCAGTACGACGCCGCGGACCCGAAGCACCCCCAGCACGGCGACCCGAACGCGTACTACCGGGCGTGGTCCGTCGAGGACGTGATCCGGACCCTGCACACGCAGGAGACGAAGGGCCTCGCCGTCCCGGTCGAGGGTCGCGACGGCAAGGCGGCGTGGCCGCTCGATGTGCCGATGCGCACCCAGACGACCCGCCTCGAGACCGGGCTCGCGCACCCGCCGTTCATCGCCGAGATGTACGGCACGAGCACCGCGCGCCCGGTGTCCGAGCCCGCGGGCACGTTCACCGCGGGCGGCAACCACCACGGCCTCGCCCAGCACCCCGACCCGTTCGTCATGACGAACCAGCACGAGAACCGCGCGCGCTCGACGCGCGAGGTGATGCCGACCATGACGACGGCGACCGGCGGCGGGCACGCTCTCGTCTCGCCGTACTACGGGAACTCGCACTACGCGAAGCCCGTCGACGAGCCGCTCGGCACCCTGACGACGATCGACAAGTACGCGCTCGTGCACCGGCACAACACCGGCGGCGCGGAGATGACGACCCCGGTGTTCGAGGAGCTGCGCACCCTGACCGCGGCCGGGCACCAGTCGCTCTTGCAGCAGCCCGGCCCGCGCGACGGCCGCCGCACCGTCACCGCCGCCGACCTCAAGGCCGCGGAGGAGCTCGTGCCCGAGGTGCTGTTCCGCATGTTCCGCCCGCACGAGGTCGCCGCCGGCATGGCGTTCCCCGCGGACTACCGGTGGGACGCGACCGACCCGAAGACCGGGCGGCCCGCGTCGAACCGCGACCTCGTGAAGATGGCCGGGAACGCCGTCACCCCGCCTGCCGCGCGCGACCTCGTCGCGACCGTCGTCGAGGCGCTGACCGGTGAGGCGGTGGCGGCATGACCGCGCGAACGTACCCGACGCACATCGTGACGAGCGAGGGCTGGGCGCGGATCCACCAGGGTCACGAGCTCGACCGCGACCTCCTGCTGGCCGACCTCGTGGTCGCACAGGTGCCGCTGCAAGGCGACGTCCTCTGCGTGCACGAGGCCCACTTCGCCTACAAGCCGCGGGTCAAGTGGTGCAGCAACTTCGACGGCTACGGATGCGACCAGGAGGGCGAGTGGCACGGCCACTGGTTCGAGGTGAAGCCCGGCCCTGACACGGCATTCACCGTCGTCTGGTGGGCTCGGGCCGAGGTGACCGTGTGATCGCGCCCATGAAGGCCGCGGCGCTCGCGGCCCCGGTCGAGCTGCGCGCGATCACCGTTCGTCAGCCGTGGGCGTGGGCGATCGCTCACGCCGGCAAGGACGTCGAGAACCGCACGCGGAACCTCGCCGGAACCTACCGGGGCCCGCTCGCGATCCACGCCGGCCTCACGGCTGCGACGGACGCGCAGGCGTGGTGGCCGCTCAGCGACCTCGTGCCGCTCGGGGCGCTGCGCAACCGGGGCGTGTTCGTCGCCGTCGTCGACCTTGTCGACGTGCACCCGGTCGGTGCCGAGCCGCGCGACGGGTGGTGCTCGACGTGGGCGCTCGGCACCGGGCACCACCTGGTCCTCGCGAACCCGCGCCCCCTCGCCGAGCCCGTGCCCGCCCGCGGGCGCCTCGGCCTCTGGACACCGACACCCACCCAGGCCGCCGCCATCGCGGCCCAGCTCGGAGAGGACCCCACCGCATGACCGGCCGCACGGGAGCCCCGAACGTGAACCGCGCGCCCGCCGCGGGCCGGATCGACTACACCCCGCAGGGCTGGGTCGAGGACGCCGCGTGCGCGCAGACGGACACCGAGGCGTTCTTCCACCCCGAGGGCTCGAAGGGCCTCGCCCGAGCGCGCCACGAGGCCGAGGCCAAGAAGGTCTGCCGCGACTGCACGGTCCGCGCCGAGTGCCTCGAGTACGCGCTCGCGCACGACGAGCGGTACGGCGTGTGGGGCGGCACCGGCGAGGACGAGCGCGCCCACCTGCTCTCCGCCCGCCGCGCGGAGCGCAACCGGACCGGAGCCGCATCATGACGCGACCCAAGCACCTCCGCGAGGTCGGCACCGCGCGCTGCGGGACGTGCGGGCGCTGCCCGTGCCCCCAGCTTGAGCCGGAGGCGTTCGCGGCCTCCGACCACCTGCCCGTCACGCCGACGCCCGAGACGGCGCGCGCGCTCGAGATCCCCGGCGACGTCTACCCGGGTCGCCTCCTCAACGTGAACGACCTGCGCGGCCACACGAAGCACCTCGCCGCGCTCCACCGCCCGTGGCGACAGCTCGGGTGCGTCCTCGGGCGCGACCGCCGCCTGCCGCACCCGTTCGTGCACCCGGTCCGAATCTGGGCCGAGTTCCGGTTCCCGACGAACCACCAGCGCGACACCCCGAACCTCTACCCCACCGTCAAGGCGCTCGTCGACGGCCTGCAGGACGCTGGCGTGCTCCTCGGCGACCACGACAACCGCGTCGAGGGCCCCTGGCTCAAGCGCACCTACCCGAACGGCCCCACCCGCCTACGCCTCGTCCTCGTCCCGCTCCCCGGCGGGCGAGGGCTCGGCACCGAGTACCCCGAGGAGACCCCATGACGAACACCGAGAAGACGGTCGACCTGTTCCCGACCCGCTACTTCCGGCTCGCGAACGGCACCGTCGTCCCACGCGGCCCGATCGACGTCTTCATGAGCGCGTTCGGCAGCAGCGTCGCCCGCGGCACCGAGGTGCGAGTCGTCCCGCTCGACGCCGAGGTCGTCACCGCCGACCGCCTCCCGAAGGTCGAGTGGTTCCCCGGCATGAAGCGCTGGGAGACCGTCCCCGACGGCCGCAGCATCTGGGCCGAGCCCGACGCGGACCCCGCCGAGTACGAGGCCCGCGCCGAGGAGTACCTCGCCATGGCGCGCCACCTCCGCTCCAACCCCACCCCTCCCGACGACGTCGACGAGGCACAGGTCGAGGCGCTGGCGGACCTGATCGACGACCTCGGCCCCGGGAACGAACGGACCACCCTTGCTCGCCGCCTGGTCCAGCACGGCGTCCGCGTGGGCGGTGACCCCTCGTGACGACCACCCCGACGACGGACTACGACGTCCTGGTCGACGTCGTCTCCCGACACCAGACGATCTACCCCACGTCCGGACACCGCCTCGCCGAGCGCCGCTGCACCTGCAAGCACCTCTACGCCCGCGGCGAGTCCACGGCCGACCACCTCGCCGCACACCTCACGAAGGCGCTCGCGGACCGCACGGAGCCCGTGTTCTCGACGATCGAGGTGATCGAGACGCGGACCGAGGACGACGGCACCTTCCCCCCGGTGCCGGACACGGTGCTCATCAACGGCCGCCCGGTGTACCTGGCCGAGGAGCGCCCCGTCGTGATCGAGGACGTCGAGGTGCCCGGCCACGGGCTCGTGATCGCGACGGTCCGCCTGATCGTGCGCGAGCTCCGCGTGGGCTTCGGCAGGAAGGCGGCGCGAGCATGACGACCACCGAGCCCACGACGACCGTCTCGACGGCGGAGCTCGACGCGCTGCGAGCGATCGCCCGTGCCGCGAACGTCATCGCCGCCGGCGACCACGTCGACCGCCACGAGCGCGAGCAGGCGCTCGACGCGCTCCCGCACCTCTGCGACGCCCTGGCCGCCGAGACGAGCGACGCAGCCGCCGCGGCCGCGCACTCCGCGGCCCGAGACCGCCGCTTCGTGGAGCGTGCCCGCGCCCGGCGCGTCGCCGCATTCGCCCCACGCCACGCCGTCGCGGGCGCCGTCCGCACCGAGGACTGGCTCACCCGCATGGGCGCGCTCGGCGCGCTCAGCCCCGACCACCAGGCCGCCTACGAGGCGCTCGCCCAGGCCGGCGTCCAGCCGTATCAGCTCCGCTTCCTCGCGACCGCCGTCTCGTGCGGCCTCATCGCCCCCGCCGAGAGGGGAACCCGTCCATGAGCACTTTCCACGGCCCACAGGGCAAGGGCGCGATGCGCCGGCACCGCGAGACGAAGCGCGCGGAGGCTGCGACCCGCCGCGTCGCGCTCGAGCGCGACGTCGTGCGCGTCATGACGGAGTACGGCGAGCCCGAGACCGTCGCCCGCCGCATCGTGCGGCTCGAGCGCGCGATCAGGCGCCGCACCCCCGGCATGTTCGGCCGACGCCGCGCGACCCGGCCCCAGGGCGCACCTGAGGTGTTCCGCTACCCCGAGCCGACCAACGGCATGCACTACGACCACGTCCACTGGGCCATGGCCCGCGACCCCGAGGAGCCCCAGCCATGACGAAGCTCGTGACGGCGCTCGCGGTCTGCCACGAAGAGGTGACCGACGACGAGGGCATCATCCTCGGCGTGTGCGACCGTCCCGACGTCATCGCACGCCGCCTGGACCCCGAGGACGGGCACACCTACCCCGTGTGCCCGGAACACGCCGTCGGGCCGCTGCGCATCCAGCAGCGCCGCACGAAGGACTGGCGCAAGCCCGAGGCCGCCGTCGCCGTCGGACGCGGTGGCCGGTGGGGCAACCCCTACCGGATCATCGCCGTGCGCCCGTCGGGACCGTTCGATGTCGTCCGCGACGCCGGGATCTTCATCGCCCAGACCACGAGCGTCGAGGCTGCGCGCGACATCGCCGTCCAGCGCTACCGCCGCGCGATCGAGTCCGGGTTCGAGACCTTCCCGCGCCCGGACACGATCCACACGGCGCTCGCGGGCAAGACCCTCATGTGCTGGTGCCCGCTGACCGGCCCGTGCCACGCCGACGTGCTCCTCGAGTACGCGAACGCCCACGACGACGAGGGGAGGTGACCCCGATGCGACAGACCGTGATCCGCGCGATCCGCGCCCTGATGCGCTGCGACTCCTGCGGCGGCGTGATCAACCCGAACACCGGCGAGTGCCGGTGCTCAGCCTGACGAGAGGACTCCCCGACCGATGCCATGGACCCGGACCGGCGACAACGCGGCCACGTACCCAGCGCTCATGCAGCTGCGGGGACACCGCGCCGCCGACGACCGCCTCGTCAACGAGGTCTACGGGTTCGTCACGCGCTGCTACCACCAGAGCGCGGGCCACATGACGGACTACTCCGTCGACTACGGCACCGCGGAGATGATCGGCGGCCCGCGCACCGACGCCCTGATCAAGTGGGCCGAGCGCGCCGAGATCTTCATCCCGCGCAAGCCCGTCCGAGGCATCCGGTCGTGGGTCCTGCTGCAGGACCCGGAGTTCATCCACATCAAGCTGCGCTCCGAGATCGAGTGGGACCGGACCCAGCGACGCGACACGAGAGACCCCGCGCTCACCGTCCCGGTGCGGCGCCGCGACGGCGACAACTGCCGGTGGTGCGGAGTCCTCGTCCAGTGGCGCGGGAAGCCCACCAACCGCAAGGCGACCCTCGACCACCTCGTGCCCGGCGAGGCCGGCACGGTCGAGACCATGATCGTCGCCTGCACCGCCTGCAACTCCGGGCGCGGCGGCAACGTCGAGCGCTGGGACGACGAGCACGACCTCCGCCCCGAGCCCGCCGAACCCAACTACGGGAAGTGGACGGCCGCCTTCCTCAGCGAGAACGGCTACCCGACCGAACCGAACATCCGCAGCGACGAGCGACCGGCGCCGGTGACAGGCGCGGACCCCGCACCCGAGCGAGTGCGACCCGCGACACCTCCGAGCGACGACCCTGCACGGCGCGCACCAGGTCCGGCGACCCCCGAACCGAGTTCGAAGTCGACATCGGGGCCCGTCGGAACGAGTAAGACCGGGTCGGGTAGGGACGGGGAGGGCTCCCGTACTACCCACCTACCAGGCGAGGACGCCAGACCTACCCCACCACCCGACCAACCGAGTGCGCCCCGTCCCCGCCGTCGGGGCCGTCGCGGAGGGCGCCCCCGCCCGCCAGAGCAAGGAGAGACCCGATGAAGCGCACCCACTGCGAGGTGTCGAGGAACTGCAGCAACCTGACCCCGCCCGGGATGCTCGTCTGCGCCGACTGCGCGAACCAGCTGGCGATCGCCCTCATCACCGTGCCCCTGCTCGCCAACGCCCTCGACGACGCGCACACCAAGACCCAGCGCTTCGCCTCCGCCGGCGGCCGCGGCTACCACCCCGACCCCGACGAGTCCCCCATCCCGTTCAACGGCAACGCCTCCGAGGCCCGCGCCGTCATGCTCCACGCCCTCCTCGAGGCCGGCGACTTCATCGCCCGCGACCGCGGCTACCACCGACCCCTCGACACCTTCACGGCGCTCGCGGGCTTCCTCGGTTCGCAGGTCTCGTGGATCCGCGCGCACCACAACGGGCCCGCCATGGTGCGGCGCCTGCTCGACGTCGTGCGCGACGCGGACCGGGTCGTCGACCGGCCCGCCGACTACCAGTACCTCGGGGTGTGCGAGTACGAGCTCGACGACGGCGCGACGTGCACGGCCGAGCTGTACGCCCACCCGGCCCGGCTCGAGGTCGAGTGCCGAGGGTGCGGCGCGGTGCACCCGATCTCCGAGCGTCGTCACTGGCTTCTCAAGCTCGCCGAAGACCGCGCCCTGACACCAACGAAACTCTGCCAGGCCGTCGACGGCCTCGGCGTCCAGGTGACTCCGAAGCAGATCGAGAACTGGACTCAGCGCGGCCGGATTGAGCCCCTCGGGCACACGACCACAAAGCCGCACCGCCCGCTCTACCGCGTCGGCGACGTCCTCGACCTTGTCCGAGCGGAACGACGGCGGCGGGACTCGGAGGGCGGACCATGACTGGACGCGGCTCTCTGTATCGCGAGTCGCTGCTCGACAAGTGCGCGCCGAACGGAAACACTGCACCCGGACATGCGGAGAGGAAGCAGACGTGGACTGGCGTACTCGGTGGGACGAACACCCACTCTGGGAGCGGTTGGAGAGCGCGATCCGCGGGATCGACGCGGGGACAGAGCAGGACTGGTGGCTTCCGGAGGACGAGGAGGTTGTGGCCCGCTCTTCGCAAGCGTTCAGCTCGCTCCTCGAACTCCGCAAACGCCCAAACCCGTTCGTCTCTGGAGAGCGAATTAACGCGGTCGCCGCCGCTATTCCTTCAGACGTCAGCGGAGACTCACTGCGCGCGATGTGGTCATCCCACACCCGCACCCTTTCCAGTCTATTTGCGGGCAGCACCTTCGGTGACGTTAAGCAAGACGAGCTCGAGCTACGCATTGACAACGCGCAGCGCTCGCTCGATCGCCTGACCGCCCAGATCCCCGGCGCAACCGCGGCCGTCGCAAATGGCAAGTATGCAGAATGGGCAGAAGCCCAAGAGGCAACCGCGAATAAGTTCCGCACCATGGCGATCTGCCTCTTTGTCACTGCGGTCCTATTCACATTTGTGTCAGCCCTCTGGGGCATGTTGTCATCGACTGATGAGTCGGTGAACTGGCTAGCACTCGGATCGAAGTTTGCGGCCGGAGCCGGCCTGACGGCCCTAGGCGGTTACCTAGCTCGAGAGGGGACCAAGCACCGCCGCGATGGGCTTGCTGCGCGCGAGATCGAGCTGGCGATCGCCACTATCGAGGGCTACTTCCAGGACGACGAGTCCCGAACGATCATGCGAGAGGCCTACGCACGCGGTGTTTTCGTCCAGTCGACCCAGTCACGCATCCGACTGCGCGACAACGCGAAGGCCTCCGACGACACCGGCGACATGCTGGCGACCCTGGACACGGCGCTCGGCGTGGCCCAGAAGGCTCGCGCAATGGGTGGCTAGCTCCCAGGCATCCCGGTCGCGCATCACCACCGCCGAGGGGTACTGTCTGTTTCGATGAGCCGTTCTGGCTCCGGAGGCCCGATCCCCGGCACGGGGGCCGGGCCTTCGTCGTACCCGGGCCAGGGGCGGTGCCGGGTCCTGGCGCGGGGCCGGGGGTAGCCGGGCGGGCACACCCTCGGGCACGACCCGCGCGGGCGCGCTCGTTTCGGGGAAGGACGAGCGCGCCCCACATCCTCACCCCGTCGTCGTCCTGGATCCGTGCGAGCACGACCGACCACGGGATCGGGCACGAGGCACCGACATCGACGGGAGAGCTCGCGCCATGGCGAACGTGAACGACCGATCGTCGAAGGCGATGAAGGCGCTCAAGCGCGGGCAGCGGGCGAAGCGCCTGCCGTGCTGGCTGTGCGGGCAGCCCATCGACTACGACGCCCCGCCCGACGATCCGAACTCGTTCTCCTACGACCACGCCAAGCCGTGGGACACGCACCCGGCCCTCCGGCTCGACCCGGGCAACGGACGATCCGCACACCTGAGATGCAACAAGGCTCGCGGGAAGCGCGACCCACGTCCCGGTCTCGGACTACGGTCCCGCGAGGTCTGACCCGAGTCCGACCAGCCCTCTCCCGGGGAGGGGGGTTCGGATCGCTAGCCCCGACCCCGCCAGACCCCTTCGCCGGCAGTGGTCTTTCTCTCCCCGAGGTCGCGACCCCCCCATGGTTCGGCGGGGTCACTGTGGCGACGAAAACGGACCCTGACCTGGAAGGATGCGCCGTGCAGATCGCCGACATCGTCGCCCTCGCGAAGGGCGGGCGGACCGTGCTCGTCGTCCCCGAGACCCAGGAGGCGGCCGCCGCGCTGTTCGAGACCATCGACCCCGAGTCCCTATCCGGAGTCACGCACCTCCGCCGTTCGCGCGGCCGTGAGCTCGTGCAGTTCGGCGGCGGGGGCAGCCTCCGCTTCGTCAGCGCGGGCAGCGTCCGCGCCGGCGGCGCTCGCGGCCGCACCGTCGACGTCGTGATCGTCGACCATCGCGTGGCGCACGACCCCGGCGACGACCTCCTGCGAGAGCTCGAGCCCTGTATCGAGACGACCGGGGGCACCTTCGTCGTCGTGCCGATGGACTGATGCACGACCGTCCCAAGATCCGCGAGCACCGCGAGGACGGCGAGTCGATCCGGGGCATCGCCCGCCGGATCGGCGCGTCGCGCAACGCCGTGCGCCGCGCACTGGCCCCGGGCGCCCGCGACCGCTACCACCGAGCCTCGTCGACCGACGAGGTCGTCGAGGCCGTGCGCGACGTCCTGGCCGACTACCCGCACATGGCCGTGACCGACATCGCCGTCCTGATCGACTGGCGGCGCTCGCGGCGGACGCTGTCCGACCTCGTCGCGACCCTGCGGCCCGAGTACGCGACCCGGGACGACGTCGCGGCCCGTCCGATCGGCACGATCCGCACCGGGCACCTCGTCGGCGTCCGTCCCCTCAAGGTCGGGAAGGTGGCGCTGTGAGCGCGAGCAAGACGACGCCCGAGCGCCCGAAGCCGCCCGAATCCCTGCCCGCGGACGCGGTGAAGGTCTGGAACGAGATCGTCGAGTCGAACGATCTCGCCGGGAACGTCGACCGCGCGGCGCTCGAAGTGTTCTGCACGCTCGTCGCGCAGCTGCGCGAGGCCCGCGACCGCGTCAAGGCCGAGGGCATGGTCGTCGAGGACGCGCGCGGGCGCGTGGTGCCGCATCCGGCGCTGCAGGTCGAGCGGGCGCTCGCGGACCAGATCCGGGCCTGGGGCGACCGGTTCGCTCCCCTGGTGAAGCCGGTGCGCAAGCGCGGCTACATGGCCGACGCGACGGCGACCGCGATCGCGAACGCGCCGCACCTGCGCGACGAACCGCGGTACGCGGGCGCGATCGCCGCGGCGAAGACGCTCGCGTGGTTGATCGACGAGGCGCAGCGGGCGGGCATGGACGCGTTGCAGCGGGCCGCGTTCGGGACGATCCCGATGTACGTCAAGGTGTGCGCCGAGCTGCAGATCACGCCGGCGTCCGCGCCCACGGAGAAGGCGACGAAGAAGCGTCAGTCCAAGCTCTCGGTCCTGCGCGGTGGAGGTACTGGTGACGGCGAGGGAGCAGCTACGGGGTAGCGAGGTCCCGCGGATCTTCACGCCGCCGCTGCGCGCGCTGACGCCCGCGACGTCGCTCGGGTTCGCGGTGATCGCGTTCGCGGACGCGATCGGGATCTGGCTGTACCCGTGGCAGCGGTGGCTGCTGATCCACATGCTCGAGCTCGTCCCCTCGGGGCGGCTGCGGTTCCGCACGGTCGTCGTGCTCGTCGGCCGGCAGAACGGCAAGAGCACGCTCATGAAGGTGCTCGCGCTGTGGTTCCTGTACGTGCACGGCACGCGCCTGATCCTCGGCACGGCGCAGGATCTTGAGACCGCTGAGGCGCTGTGGGCCGAGGCGGTCGAGATCGCAGAGGGCGACGAGGAGCTCGCAGAGGAGATCGCGCACATCGTCCGCAAGAACGGCGCGCACGCGCTCGTCCTCGAGGACGGCAACCGCTACCAGGTGAAGGCCGCGAACCGGCGCGCCGGGCGCGGGAAGTCCGCGCGCGTCGTCCTGCTCGACGAGCTGCGCGAGCACCAGTCCTGGGCGGCGTGGGGCGCGATCAGCAAGACGACGCTCGCGCAGGAGGAGGCGATCGTGATCGCCCCGTCGAACGCGGGCGACATCACCTCCGTCGTGCTGCGCCATCTGCGGCGCCTCGCGCACCTCGCGCTCGGCGACCCCGACGGGATCTTCAAGGACGACGCCGAGACGGACCTCGGCGCCGACGTCGACGAGAACGCGCTCGACGAGGACGACCTCGCGATCTTCGAGTGGTCCGCTCCCCCGGGCGCGGACAAGTGGGACCGCAACGGTTGGGCGTGGGCGAACCCGTCGATGAACGTCATCACCCCCGACGGGCGCAACGCGATGCCCGAGCGCAACATCGCCTCGGCCGCGCGCACGGACGACGCCGCGGTGTTCCTCAACGAGGTCATGTGCCAGTGGGTCGACGGCGCTCGCGAGGGTCCGTTCCCCGAGGGCGCGTGGGAGGCGGCGAACGACCCGGAGTCGCGCGTTCCGGACGACGCGACGCTGTCCTACGGGCTCGACGTCTCGCACGACGGCGGGACCGCGTACATCGCGTGGGCCGCGCTGCGCGAAGACGACAACCCGCACGGCGAGGTCACCGCGGCGCGCGCCGGCACGGACTGGGTGGTCCCGTGGTTCGCCGAGCGCGCCACGGCCGACAACCCGATGACGGTCGTCGCGCAGGGTCGAGGAGCCCCTGTCTCCGCCCTGCTCGACGACCTTGAGGCGCTCGAACACGTCGAGGTCGTGCGTCTGCAGGGCGAGCTGCTGGGCAACGCGACGCGGCGCCTGTGGTACCTCGTGCGGGCCGCGCTCCCCGACATCGAGGACGCACCGATCGCGCTCGGCACGGTCTCGCTCGAGCAGGACGAGACCGCGGCCGCCGAACGCGCCGCGGTGCAGGGCCGACGGCTGTACCACCTGCCCCAACCCGTGCTCGACGTCGCGGCCGCGAACGCCGCAGTGAAGATCGGCGCCGACGGAGCGATGCTCTGGAACCGCTCCGCGTCCCCCGTCGACATCGCCCCGCTCGTCGCGCTGACCGGTGCCGTGTGGCACGCCCTCAACCGCCCGGCGCCCGTGCGGTCGGCCTACGAAGACCACGAGCTGATGATCCTGTAGGAGGACCCATGCGTGACCTGCGCCACCACGTCGGCAAGCGCATCATCGTGCTGCTGGACGAGAAGCGCTCGATCGAGGGGACCCTCGCGCGGGCGGCCGCCGACTCCCTCGAGCTCGAGCACGCCGCGCACATCGACGCCGAGATGGGCACGACGCCCATCGACGGCCTCGCCGTCATCCCCGCGGCGACGGTCTACTGGGTGCAGGTGCCCTAGTGCCGGCGTTCCAGACCCTCGGCGAGCTGGGCGGGTGGCTCTCCGAGAACCCCAACGTGACCGTCGTCGACGCCGGGATCCCGCTCTCGGAGTACGCCGGATCGAGCTCCGACTTCGGACCCGCGTGGAAGGCTCAGCCATCGGTCCGCAAGGTCGTGGGCTTCGTCGCCCGGAACATCGCCTCCATCCCGCTGCACGTGTACGAGCGCGTCAGCGACAACGACCGCCGCCGCGTGCGCACTGGTCCCCTCGCGGAGCTCGTCTCGCGCCCGTCCTCAGCACCCGGTGAGACGGCGAGCCGGTTCTTCGAGCGGCTCCTCATCGACGGCCTCCTCAACGACCGGTGGTGCGCGCTCAAGCGCGTCACACCCGACGGGCGGCTCGAGCTGGTGCGTATCCCCGCTCGCCGGGTCCGGTTCAAGGCTGACGGGCTGGACCGCATCACGAAGATCCGGCTCTACGACGGCAACGGGCAGTGGATCGACCAGGACCCGGACGACTTCGTCATCGACGTCGGGTACGCCGAGCGTGGCGGCAACGGTACGTCCCCGCTCGTCACGCTGCGGCACCTGCTGCAGGAACAGCGCGAGGCGGTCGAGTACCGGCGCGCGATCTGGAAGCGCGGCGCGCGCATCCCCGGTGTGATCGAGCGCCCGTCCCCGTGGCCGGCCGACGGCAAGGCGCGCGAGTCGTTCCGACGCTCGTGGGCGGCGTTCGAGGCCGGTGGTGGCCGGGAGGGCGGGACCCCGCTCCTCGAGGACGGCATGACGTACAAGGAGCTCCACGGGTTCAAGCCCGTCGACACCGACGACCTTGAGGGCCGGCGCCTGTCAGACATCGAGGTCGCGTCCGCGTACCACATCGCCCCGGAGCTCGTCGGTGCCCGGCAGGGCAACTTCTCGAACATCCAGGCGTTCCGGCAGATGCTGTTCTCCGTCGCGCTGGGCCCGTACATCAGCCCGTTCGAGGAGGCACTCAACCACGCGCTGGTCCCGCTGCTCTCCGAGGGCCGGGACCTGTACATCGAAGCCAACGTCGAGGCCAAGATGCGCGGCTCGTTCGAGGAGCAGGCCGCTGTCATCTCGACCGCGACCGGCGCCCCGTGGATGAGCCGCAACGAGGCCCGCGCGAAGCACAACCTCTCCGCGATCGACGGCGGCGACGACCTCGTCACCCCGCTGAACGTCCTCATCGGCGGCCAGGCGTCCCCGCGGGACTCCGCGCCGCCGCCGAAGACCACGCGGCCCAAGCAGCGCGGCGTGCGCGTCAAGGTCGCCGTGCCCGACCCGTATCGCGAGACGGTGGAGAACACGTTCCGCGAGTTCTTCCGCCGACAGCGTTCGACGGTGCTCTCCGCGCTCGGCTCGAAGGCCGGTGAGGCGTGGTGGGACGAGGAGCGGTGGAACCGCGAGCTCGCCGACGACCTGTACGGCATCGCGCTGACGGTCTCGACCCTGATCGGGCAGGCCGCGGCGAGCGAGCTCGGGTTCGACGCGGACGACTACGACGTCGACCGCACGACGGCGTTCCTGCGGGCCGTCGTCGACGCTCGCGCGAAGTGGGTCAACGAGGCCACGCGCGCGCAGATCCTTGAGGCGCTCGCGGCCGCGGACGACGACGCTCGCACGCCGGCGGACGTGTTCGACGACGCCGAGAACCAACGCGCGCTCGCGGCGGGCGCAGCGCTCGCAGCGACGCTCGGCGGGTTCGCGAGCGTCGAGGTCGCCAAGCAGCTCGTCGGCGCGACGGCGACCAAGACGTGGGTCACGACGTCGACGAGTCCGCGTGCGGCTCACGCCGCGATGAACGGGCAGACCGTCTCCATCGAGGAGGCGTTCTCGAACGGTGCCGCGTGGCCGGGCGACCCGGTTCTGGGCGCCGACGGAGTCGCCGGGTGCATGTGCTCGGTGCAGATCAACTACTGACCGGGAGGTCCCCGTGCATTCCAAGAACGCGCAGGTCGCGATCAAGGCGGGCCCGGACGACGGTCTCGCCGAGGGGCAGTTCACCGCCTACGCGTCGGTGTTCGGCAACAAGGACTCCTACGGCGACGTCGTCATGCCGGGGGCGTTCGCCGAGACCCTCGCCGAGTGGGCGTCGTCGTCCAACAACCTGCCCTTGCTGTTCGGGCACAACATGAGCGACCCGGACTACAACATCGGGCACGTCATCGAGGCGAAGGAGGACGGGCACGGGCTGCTCGTCACCGCGCAGATCGACCTCGAGTCCGCCAAGGGCGCCCAGACGTACCGGCTGCTCAAGGGCCGACGCATCAACCAGATGTCGTTCGCCTACGACGTGCTCGAGGGCGCGTGGATCGACAAGACCGAGGATGGCGCCGAGGAGTTCTACTACGAGCTCCGCAAGCTGCGCCTGTTCGAGGTCTCCGTCGTGACGATCGGCGCGAACCCCGAGACCGAGATCCTCGCCGTGAAGTCGGCGGCGGACGCCGCGCGGCATCTCGCCGACGGCGTGCGCGCCGGCCGCGTGCTCGGCGCCAAGCAGCTCGACTCCCTGCGCACCGCGCAGGACGCCATCGCGGCCGTGATCGCGGCCGCGCAGGCACCCGACGACCAGGAGAAGGCCAGCGGGACCGGTCCGGCCAAGCCCGAGGAGCCCCGCGGGGCCAAGGGCGAGGAGCCCAGCCGACCCCCGTCCGCTCGTGACCTGGCGGCCACCGAACTCGAACTCCTCACCCTCGCCTGAGGGAGAAAGGGGCCCCACCGTGGACCTCAAGCAGCAGCGGGCCGCCGCACTCAAGGCGGCCAACGACATCGTCGCCGGAGCCAAGGCCGCGGGCCGCGAGCTCACGGCCGACGAGAACGCGACCGTCGCGGCGAAGATCACCGAGGTCAAGGGCCTCGACGAGAAGATCGCCGCGGCCGCGCGCTCCGAGTCGCTCCTCAAGGACCTGTCCGCGCTCGGCGAGGACGACGTCGACACCGACGACGACCCGACCGACCCCGCCCCGCGGGCGATCGTCACCGACCGGCAGGAGAAGGCGGACCGCCGCACGTTCGGCGAGCGGTTCGTGAAGTCCGCCGCCTACGAGGAGTTCCGCAAGGCGCACCCCTCGGGCGTCGGCAACGGCTCGCCGGTCAACATCGGCAAGGTCAAGGTCGGCACGCTCGAGGAGTGGCACTCCCGCCGCAAGGCGCTGACCTCGCCCCAGGCGCACATCCAGCCCGTGCGGATGCCGCTCGTCGACCAGGTCGACCGCGATCGACTCACGTTCCTCGACCTGATCGACCGCGGCCAGACCGGCGGCAACTTCGAGTACGTCCAGGTCACGGCCGCCACGAACAACGCGAAGGTCGTCCCCGAGGCCACCTCGGGCACCGACAACGCCGCGCTCAAGCCGGTCAGCGAGCTCGCGACGCAGCTCGCCGACGCGAAGGTCTACACCTACGCCGACGGCTACGACGTCACGAACCAGCTGCTCGCCGACGCGCCCGCGTTCGCCACGTACATGAACAGCCAGCTCGGCTACAACCTCGACTCGGTGATCGAGGACAAGCTCATCAACGGCAGCGGCACCAGCGGCGAGCCGAAGGGCCTGCTGCACACCACCGGCGTCCAGCAGCAGACGGTCGCCGCCGGCGCGAGCGTCCTCGACTTCATCAAGGGCGTGCGCCGCGGGATCACGAAGGTCACCCGGCTGCCCGGTGGCACCGTGCAGGCGATCGTTCTCTCCCCCGAGGACGACGAGGAGATCGACCTCCTGCAGGACGACGTCGGCCGCTTCTACGGCCAGGGCCCGTTCGGCTCCGGCCCGGGCACGCTGTGGGGCCGTCCGCGCGTCACGTCTGAGCGCCTCGAGCCCGGGCAGTCGATCCTGGGCGACTTCAAGCAGATCGCGCTCCTCGACCGCGAGGGCCTGTCCGTGCTGGCGTTCAACCAGCACAAGGACTACGCCCAGCGCAACATGACCTACGTCCGCGGCGAGCTCCGCGCCGCGCAGGTCATCTGGAAGCCCTCGCGGCTCGTCGTCGTGCAGAAGGCGGCCGGCTGATGAGCGACATCGAGATGGTCGTCATCGACGGCAAGCGCTACCGCCCGGAGGACGCCGAGCGTCTCGGCCTCGCCGAGACCAAGGTCGTCCTCCGCACGCCCGAGCGGCCCCACGAGGACCCCGAGGGCACGTCCGGCGAGGACCCCGCGGGCACCTCCGGCGAGGACCCCGCGGGCACCTCCGGCGAGGACCCCGCGGGCACCTCCGGCGAGGAACCCAAGGGCACCTCCGGCGAGGACCCCGCGGGCACCTCCGGCGAGGACCCCGCGGGCACCTCCGGCGAGGACCCCAAGGGCACCTCCGGCGAGGCGGAGCGCGAGACGCCCGCGAAGGGTCGCCGCCCGGCGAACAAGGGCCGGGCCGCGGCGAACAAGGAGGGCTGACCCGTGGCCGTGGAGCCTCCCACGCCGTTCGTCACGGCGCAGCAGCTGTCCGACTACACCAACGGCAAGGTCGCGAGCACCCACCCGGCGCTCGTGGACATGCTCGCGGGGGCGTCGGCGGGCCTGCGCCGCTACTGCGGATGGCACATCGGCCCCACGCGCCGCGAGGAGCTCGTCGTCGACGGCAGCGGCGGCCGACTCCTCCTCCTGCCGACCCTGCACGTCACGCAGGTCCACCTCGTCACCGAGCACGGCCGTGAGCCGATGCTCGGTGACGAGGTGGAGTGGTCGGCGATCGGCACCCTGCGGGCTCCCACACGGTGGACCGAGCGGTTCCGCGGTGTCACGGTCGACCTCGACCACGGGTACCCGCTCGCCGAGATCCCCGACATCGCGCAGATCGTCAAACAGGTCGTCGCGACCGCGCTCGCCTCGCCGATGGGCGTCACCCGGGAGCAGGCCGGACAGATCTCGGTCTCGTGGGCGACGACCGCCCCGAACGTCGCGGGTGGGCTCAGCCTGCTCGAACGCGACCTCGCGCTTCTCGAGTCGTATCGGCTGGGAAGTCGAGCCTGATGCTCCCGTCGTTCGCCACGCAGAGCCTCACGGTCGCGCGCGCCGCGCGCGTGACCGACCGGTACGGCAACACGGCGCTCGACTGGTCCGAGGACGCGGTGACGCTGACCCCGGTGACGGGCTGCTCGATCCAGCCGGTCGATTCCTCGGAGGCGCTCTCTGCAGGCCGGGACGAGGTCGTCGGGCAGCGGTGGGCATTCATGCCCGCCGGGACCGACATCGACGCGCTCGACCGGGTGCGGCTGCCCGAGGGCGGCCGGGACTTCGAGGTCGTCGGCGAGGTGCAGCGCATGCCGTCCGCGACGGGCGGACTCGACCACGTGTACGCGCTCCTCAAGCGCGTGGAGGGGTGATCGCGTCATGGCCGGCCGGATCCTGATCAAGCTCAACGCGAAGGGCCACCGCGAAATCCTGCGCTCGGCGAAGGTCACCGCCGACCTCGAGGCCCGCGGCCGCCGCATGGCGTCGGCCGCGGGCCCGGGCGTGGGGACGCGGACCACCCGCGGGGCGCAGCGCTCGCGCGTCGTCGTCATGACCGAGACGAACGCGGCGCGCCGCGCCGAGGCCGAGCGCAAGACGCTCACGCGCTCCATAGACGCCGCGAGGGGGTGAGCGCGTGCCCTTCCGTGACGCCGTCGCGGTCGTCGTGGACTACCTGCGCGACGCGACCGGCAAGGACGTCGGGACACGGGTCCCGAACCCGCGCACGAGCGAGTTCGTGCGCGTGCACCGCACTGGCGGCGCGGTGAGCCAGCGGGTCATCGACAACGCGCAGCTGACCGTCACGGCGTGGGCGGCCGACGAGGGCGCCGCGCACGACCTCGCCGCGGCCGCGCGCGACGCGCTGCTCGACGGCGCGCGCCGCTCGACAGCCGGGGTCCACCGCGTGCGCGTCGAGTCCTTCTACTACGACCCCGACCCGTCGACGGGGTCCCACCGGTACACCCTCCTGGTGTTCCTGACCGTCCGGGCCGTCCGGTCCTGACCTCCCTCGCCCCACGCGGTCCCGCGTCGGGGCTTTCCGCGCTAGTCGAGGAGATCCCCGATGAGCAACAGCAGCAAGACGCGCGCCGTCGTGGTCTCGGTTCCCGAGCTCACGACCCGCGACGGCCAGAAGCACAAGAGCGGCGCGAGGCTCACGCTCCCGGACGTCGAGGCGCGCGACCTGATCCGCGCCGGCGCCGTCCACGAGCCGGCCAAGGCGACCAAGACCGAGAAGGGGGCCTGAGCCATGGCGAAGGACCAGGCGAACGTCAACGTCTTCGGGGGCGAGGACGACTCCGTCTACCTCGGCGAGCTCGGCTCCGTGCTCCCCACGGGGCTCGAGGAGCCGGAGAACCAGGACGACGTCGGCTTCCTGCACGAGGACGGCATGAACCTCGCGCGCGAGGCCGACGTGACGAAGTTCCGCGCCCACCAGGGCGGGAAGGTCGTCAAGACCAAGGTCTCCTCGTCGTCCAAGGTCATCAGCTTCACGATGATCGAGTCGAACCCGGTCACGAAGGCCGTGGTCGACAAGATCAAGGCGTCCAGCACGGCGGGCGGCGTCACGACGGAGACGATCTCCGACGTCGTCGAGGTCGCCGTGCGCAACGCGGTGATCGACCTCTACGACACCGACTACATGGAGCGGTACGCGATCCCGCGTATCGAGATCACCGTGACCGGCGAGGAGCCGTGGTCGAACTCCGACCTGCGCGCCTGGGCGTGCACGGGCGAGATCATCGGCGACTACTTCCGGATCAGCGGTCCGCCCCCGGCTCCCGCTCCGTGAGACCAGCGGGCGGGGCGGCCCGGCGATGACCCGCCCCGCCCGCTGCACCACCACCTCGTCATCGCCAGCCCGCACCCACCCCACCCACCCGAGGAGTCATCGCCATGGCTACCGCCAGCACCAGCACGCGCAAGAAGAGCACGACGACCCGCCCCGCGGCCGCGAAGAAGCCGGCCGACCGCAAGCCGCCCGCGCCCGCGAAGCCGAAGGTCGTGCGCCACGAGCACTCCGTCGACATCACGTACCGCGGGGTCACGGTCACGATCACCGAGGACGCGACGAACGACTACGAGCTCCTCGAGGACGCGAACTCGGGCGACGCCGCGCGCCTGCCCACGGTCCTGCGCCGCCTCGTCGGCGACGAGGGGCACGACCTGGTGAAGGAGGCGTGCCGCAACCCCGAGACGGGGCGCGTGTTGCTCGAGGGCGAAGGGTCGATCTCCGAGTACGTCACCGAGCTGTTCGGGGCGCTGAGCCCTTCCTGATGCTGCTCGTGGCGGCCCTCGCCGAGCACCGAGGGCCGCTGCGGGCATCGCTCCGAGCCGAGTACCAGATCGACCTCTCCCGCCCCGGCATGCCGTGGACCGAGCTCGCCGACCTCGTCGCGGGCCTCACCCCCGGGTGCGCCCTGTGGCGCGCGATGGGCGGCCCCATGGCGTGGTCGCAGGAGACGCAGACGCTCGTCGCGATCCTCGACGTGCTGCGGATCCTCGAGTGGGAGAACGGCGGGATCGTGCAGCGCAAGCCGCGCGGCTCCCCGCCGAAGCCCACGCCCCCGCCGCCGCTCGCGAACGAGCAGGCCGCGAAGGAAGCGCGCTCGCGCGCGAAGCGTGACCGGTACCTGCGACGGCAGGCACTACGAACCCACGGACCCCCGGACGCCTGACGGCGCCCGGGGGTTTCCTCATGCACGGAGGGAGCCCCCGGGATGGCCGTCGAGCTCGCAACCGCCTACGTCTCCCTCGTCCCGTCGTTCAAGGGCTCGCAGAAGGCGATCGCGGACGAGCTCGGCGCCTCCCCGGCGATCAGCAACGCAGGCCGCTCGGCGGGCCTGGGCTGGATCAAGGGCGCCGGCAAGGTGCTCGGCGGGGCGGCGCTCGCGGGCATCGGCGCGACTGCCGGGGTCGCGCTGACGAAGGGCTTCTCGCGCGCGATCCAGCTGCAGGACGCCGAGGCGAAGCTCACCGGCCTGGGGCACTCCGCGGAGAACGTCGCGAAGATCAGCGACAACGCCCTGGGCGCCGTGCGCGGCACCGCGTTCGGCATGGGCGAGGCGATGACCGCGGCCGCGAACGCGGTCGCCGCGGGCGTCAAGCCCGGCGCCGACCTGCAGCGCACGCTCAGCCTCGTCGGTGACGCCGCGACGATCGCCGGCACGGGCATGGGCGAGATGGGCGCGATCTTCAACAAGGTCGCCGCGTCCAACAAGGTCCAGATGGACGTCATCAACCAGCTGCACGACGCCGGTGTCCCGGCGCTCGCGCTGCTGGCGGACCAGATGGGCGTCACCGCCGAAGAGGCGTCGAAGATGGCGTCGGCGGGCGAGATCGACTTCGCGACCTTCCAGGCCGCGATGGAGAAGGGCCTCGGCGGGGCGGCGCAGGCGTCGGGCAACACGTTCCGCGGCGCCATGGCGAACATGGGCGCCGCGCTCGGTCGCCTCGGCGCGATGTTCGCGACCCCCGTCGTCGCGGGCATGCCCTCGGTGTTCACCGCGATCACCGGCGCGATCGACGGCGTCGGGACCGTGCTCAAGCCCGTCGCCGAGCAGTTCGGCGCCTGGCTCGTCCCCGCCCTGACCGCGACCGCGGACCGGATCGCGCGCATCGGGCCCGCGATCACCGGGGTCGCCGAGCTCCTCAAGACCGGGGACTTCTCGTCCTCGATCCGCGAGGCCCTCGGCGTCGAGGAGGACTCGCCCGTCGTCGCCGGCGTGCTGCGCTTCCGCGAGATCGCGCTCGGCGTGTTCGGCGAGATCTCCGGCGGCGTGCGCGCCATGTTCGCCGCGTTCCGCGACGGCGGCTCCGACGTCACCTCCGGCGGGTTCGCCGGCGTCCTCGAGACCCTGGGCCTCGTCGCGCGCGCCCTGTGGGACTCCCTGGGGCCCGCGATCCAGCAGCTCGGTCCGCAGATGATGACCCTGCTGCAGACGTTCTCCCCGTTCGGGCTCGTGCTCAAGGTCATCGAGCCCGTGCTCCCGCAGATCGCCGCCGCTCTGACGGCGGTCGCGAACGCGGTCGGCGGGGCGCTCGCGGCCGTCCTGCCGGTCGTCGTGGACCTCGTCGGCATGCTCGCGCAGACCCTGTCCGGTGTCCTGGTGCAGGCGCTGCCGACCGTGGTCGAGGTCATCACGCTGCTCGCGGGCACGCTCGCGGACCTGCTGCCCTCCCTCACGCCGATCATCCCGCTGATCGGCAACGCGCTCGTCACCGCCGTCAAGACGCTGCTGCCCCCGCTGCTGCAGGTCGTGCGCGCCGTGCTGCCCGTCCTGGCGCAGATCCTCGGTGTCGTCGTGAAGGCGGCGACGCCGCTGATTCCGGCGGTGCTCGGCATCGTGTCCGCGCTCATGCCGCTGCTGCCCGTCGTCGGGCAGCTCATCACGGCGCTGCTGCCGCCCCTGGTGTCGGTGATCCAGGCGCTCGCCCCGGTGATCCAGCTCGTCGCGAACATCCTCGTCGCGATCCTCACCCCCGCGATCAAGGCGGCCGGCGCGATCATCGGGTGGCTCGTCACGAACGTGATCTCCCCGCTCGTGGGGTGGTTCGCCACCAAGCTCGGCCCGACGATCGACGCCTTCTCGAAGGCGTGGAACACGATCTGGGCCGGGGTCAAGATCACGATCGCGGCGATCTGGGACTGGATGAGCAAGTGGGTGTTCGCGCCCATGAAGCTCGGCATCGAGGCCGTCAAGGTCGCGTTCCAGCTCGCGAAGGACGGCATCACCACCGCGTTCAACAACATCAAGACTGGGCTCTCCACGGTCTGGTCGTGGATCGACACGTGGGTCTTCGCGCCGTTCAAGGCCGGGGTCGCACTGATCCAGACCGCGTTCGAGAACGTGAAGAACGGGATCAAGGCCGCGTGGGAGGGCCTCAAGGCGATCGCCGCCAACCCGGTGAACTTCGTCCTGGGCACCGTCTACAACGACGGGATCCGCGAGTGGTGGAACAAGATCGCGGGCGCCGTCGGGCTGACCAGCCTCAACCTGCCGCGGGCCTCGCTCGTGAAGTTCGCGACCGGCGGCGTCCTGCCCGGGTACACGCCCGGACGCGACCCGCACCACTTCTACTCGCCGACGGCCGGGCACCTGCACCTGTCGGGCGGCGAGGCGATCATGCGCCCGGAGTGGACGCGGGCGGTCGGCGGCCCCCGCGCCGTCGCGGCGATGAACCTCGCCGCGCGCCGAGGACAGGCGGCGTTCGCGAGCGGCGGCGTGTTCGGGCGCCGCGCCGAGACGGGCGGCTTCCCACCGGAGTGGCTCAAGGCGATCGGGAACGGCATCGCGTCGTTCGGCAAGACGCTCTGGGACGCCGGATCGATGGCGGTCGAGATCATCAAGGACCCGATCGGGGCGATCAAGCGCGCCGTCGCCGAGCTCGTGTCGAACGCTGGCGCGGGCGGCAACTCGGGCGGGATGTTCGACATCGTCTCCGAGCTGCCGGGCAGGTTCGCCGGCGGCCTGGCCGAGAAGGTCCGAGCGCTCCTGGGTGACCAGGAGCGCGACGGGCACGGCAAGGGCGGCACCGCGGCCGGCGCCCTCGGCGTCGCGCGCATGACGCAGCTCGTCAAGGCGCTCGTCCCGTTCGCGCGCGTCACGTCCGGGTTCCGGCCCGGCGCGATCACCGCGACGGGCTACCCGTCGATGCACGGCCTCGGCCGAGCGATCGACATCGCGGGCGCCGCACCCGGCGACGCGGGCGCGATGATGCAGATCTTCAACGCGCTGCGCGGCGCGTTCCCGAACGCGACCGAGCTGATCTACTCCCCCGCCGGAGCGCGCCAGCTGTACAAGGGCCGCTCCTACGTCTACCCCGAGCCGACCCGCGGCATGCACTTCGACCACGTGCACTGGGCGATGGCGAACGGCGGTGTGCTGCCCAAGCTCTACGACCAGGGCGGGTGGATGCCGCACGGCGGGCTCGGCCTCAACCTCTCCGGGAAGCCTGAGGCCGTGCTCGACCCGGAGGAGTCGGCCGCGCTCAAGAACGGGCTCAACAACGGCAAGCTCGTCGAGAACCTCATCGTGCGCGACGAGCGCGAGGCGATCGACGCGCTCGAGAGGCTGCAGCGCCGACGCGCGGTGCGGTCACGTCTGGGGGTGGGCCGGTGAGCAGCTACGTCGTCTACGGCGCACCGCCCGCCCCCGAACCGCCCTCCTCTCCGCTGTGGGAAGGACTCACCCACACGTGGACCGGATGGGACGGCACCACGTTCGACCTCACCGCAGGCACCGCCGGGGTGTACCTCCTCCTCGACGGCGTCACCGGCATGCACCTGCCTGAGTTCGACCAGTACCTCGACGAGTACGCCGGCGTCGACGGCGGGCGCTACCGCGGCGACCGCACCCGCGTGCGACAGCCGTCGTGGACGATCGGGATCTTCGGCGACAACTCCCGCCTGTGGCGCGCACGAGACACCGCGTTCTGGAAGACGATCCACACCCGCCGCCCCGGGATGTGGACCGTGACCGACCCCGACGGGCGCTCGCGGTCCTTGCTGTGTCGTCTGCGGTCCTCAGGTGAGCACGAGTACAGCAGCGACCCGATGTACGCGGGCCTCGCGCTGTACCCGGTCGAGCTGCTGGCCGAGCAGCCCTACTGGACCGGCGCCCCGGTGCAGTCCCCGGTCTGGCGCCAGCCCGCGGGGGTGCCCTTCACCGGCCCCACGGACGCCGCGCCGGCGTACCACCTCGCTCGGGCGGCGACGTCGGCCTCGGCGACGTTGAAGAACGAGGGCGACGTCGACGCCGACCTGGTGCACGTCGTGAAGGGCCCGGTCGAGTCGGTCGTGATCGGTGCGGCCGGTGGAACCGTCGCCTTCGGGCAGGTGAACGACGGATCGGTGCTGCGCATCAACACCGACCCGACGTACCCGATCGCGACGCTCGACGGCGCCGATGTCACCGAGCACGTGGTGCCGTGGGACCCCGCACCGATCCCGGCCGGGGAGACGACGCAGCTCGACATCACGCTCGTGGGCGCGGGCTCGTTGCAGTCGTCGTTCATCCCCCGGTACTGGAGGGCGCTGTGAGCCGCGGCCCGTTCGACATCGTCGTCTACGACAAGAACTACGCCCGCAAGGGCCCGGTCGGCGCCGTCAAGGAGATGAACGGTGAGCTCGTCGACCGCGACGTCGACGCCGTCGGGTCGCTCGAGTTCACGGTCGCGGCTGACAACCCACGCATGGCGGCGCTGACCGCTCCGGGCGCGCGCGTCGTCGTGCGGTACAAGCCCGAGGACCGCCCGTGGCGGTTCTTCATGTCGGGCAGGGTGCTAGAGCGGGGCGGCGGCGGTAACCGCTTTGCCCCATGGCGCACGTTCACGGTGCTCGACGACGACGGGGCGCTCGACGAGATCGAGTGCTGGCCGAACCCGACAGGCAACGAGAACCAGCAGGGCGACGAGGACGCGTACTTCACGCGCACCGGCCCGGCAGAGACCGTCCTCAAGCAGGTGCTCGCGCCGAACGTGGCACGACAGGGAACGGTCCTGACGATCCCGCCCTCGTCGGGGCTCGGCGAGACCGTGACGGTGTCCATGCGGTTCCACCTCGCCTCCGAGCGTCTGCTCCCTGCCGTCCGTGCGGCGGGGCTGCGCTTGCGGGTCCGGCAGGAGGGCACCGGCCGGGTGCTCGACGTGACCGTCCCGCCGACGCTGGCGCAGACCTTGACGCAGCAGTCCGGCATCGTCACAGACGGCTCCTACAAGGTGGCCGGACCGACGATCACCCGCGTCACTCTCCTCGCCGGCGGGGAGGGCACGGCTCGGGTCGTGCGCACGAAGGTCGACTCTGCGCGCGAGGCCGAGTACGGCGTGCGGCTGCCCGCGTCGATCGACGCTCGCGACATCCAGCACGACCCCGAGACCGACCCGTCCGGGGCCGCGTTCGAGGCGGCGCTCGAGCAGCGGATGGCCGACAAGCTCGCCGAAGGCGCTCCGAGGGCGTCGCTCTCGGCGCAGCTCACCGAGTCGGGATGGTTTCGCTACGGCGTCGCCTACGACATCGGCACCCGGCTCGCGGTCCGCCTCGCCGACGAGGAGCCGATCGAGGACTCGATACGGCGGATCCCGTTCTCGTTCACGCCCGACGCGGGCGCGACGTTCACCCCGCAGGTCGGCGAGTGGTCCGACCTGGCTGACGACCCGCTCATCAAGCACGTCAGCGCGCTCACGCGCGCCGTCGGAGACCTGGAGAAGAGGTGACCCATGGCCGCACAGGCTGACGCCACCGCGGGGTTCTACGAGGAGGTGTCGCACGCCGAGACGCCGGACGTCTTCGGCCGCGGCGCGCGGTACGCCGTCGGAGGCGCGGGCGACCTGCGCGTGCAGGCGGGCGGCGCCGGCGACCGCTCGGTCACCGTGGCAACAGGCAAGGCGTGGGGCGACGCCGTGCTCGCCTACTGGACGTCCGGGCCGACCGTGCTGAACGCCATCGCGAACGGCGGCAGCGCCCGCCGGTGGGACACGCTCGTCATCCGCCGCAACTGGTCCACCGAGACCGCGACGCTGATGCTCCTGCAGGGCGGGTCGACCGAGGCTCTCGCCCCCGGTGTCGTGCTGCGCAACCCGTCCGCCGGAGTCGGCGCAGGGTTCACCGTCGCGGACCAGCCGCTCGCGCTCGTGCCCGTCGACCCCAGCTCGACGTCGGCAGTCATCAACGGCGCCGACATCCGAGACCTTCGCCTGTGGTCCGGTGAGGGCGGCGGACTGCTCGCGAACCACATCAAGGCGCGCGACTACGTCGCGTCCGTCGGCACGACGCTGCGCATCGGCTCGACGCTGCACACACGCATGCTCGACCTCTCCGGCAACCCTTACTGGGACGTCTTCGACTTCGCCCGGGCCTCCCTGCCCCCCGCCGTCGGTCCCGCCTACGCGAGCTACGCCGTCGGCACGGCGAAGATCTCCGACCGCGGGACCTGGCTGACGCTCGACATCCCCGACCCCGGCTACCCGTACTTCCTCGAGGCGACGGCGCAGGGCGAGTGGGTGCAGTCGTCAGGGCGACACGACTTCGGCATCGTGTACGGCTCGGCGACCGGCGGGACGCTCGCGTTCCTCGTGGGCCTGCCGACCGAGACGGGCTTCAAGGTCGTCCGCACCCGCGTCCCACAGGGGCCGTCCCTGAACACGCCCTTCACAGGTCCGACAAAGCTCTTCGCGATCGCGTACAAGGTCGGCAACGGAACCGCGCTCGGCAACTTCACCCAGCACAACGCCTCGCTGCTTGCCCGGGTGATCCCCGCATGAGCGCCACCCACCGGCTCGGCGCATCGATGCGGCGCGTGTGGCAGAAGGTCCGCGAGCCGCGCGTCATCTCGGTGGCGTACTTCGCGATGTACGCGAGCGGCGTCGCGGCAGGCGTGTACGCGACGATCTCGCCGCCGGCGTCGATCGAGGGGCAGATCGGGTCGTCCGCCATGGCGGCGCTGACCGTGCTGCTGACCTTCGGGTGCGCGCTCGGCTCGGTCGCGGCGCTGCCGGGCATCTACTGGCTCGAGCGGTCCGCGGTGCTGTCGATCGCGCTCGCCGCCTTCATCTACCTCGCGATCCTCGCGACGTTGCAGGTCCAGCAGCCGGGGAACCGGATGCTGCAGGCGTGGTTCGTGGCGTTCGTCCTCGGCATGCAGCTCGTCAGGTGGGTGAGGGTGCGCGAGCGACCGTACCGCCCGGCCAACGCCCGTCCGGCAGACGTCTGACGAGGGGGCACGAGTGGAGACCTGGGCACTACTGCTCACCGCGCTCGGCGCGGGCGGCATCATCACCAAGCTCCTGGACAACGTCGTCGCTTGGCTCAAGGGCCGCCAGGCCGAGGAGCGCGATGCCTGGGCCGAGCGCGACAAGGAGGCCAAGGCCCGGCGGCTGCTCGAGGAGTACGCCCACCGGCTGCGCCGGATGCTGTTCCGCCTTGGCGCGCGCGAGGGCGACGGCGAGGACGACGTCCCGCGCTGGCCCACCTACTGATCGATCACCCACCCACCGGCCCCGGCCGCCGAACGGCGCCGGGGCTTCGTCATGCCCAGGAGGTTCCCATGGTCACCACACGACAGGACCTCGCGCCCGCGTCGGTCATCCGCTCGATGACCGACGGCCCGGGCTCGAAGGCCGTCGGCATCCTGTTCCACGAGACGGCGAACAAGAGCCGCGGCGCGAACGCCGCGGCGCACGCCCGGCTGCAGAAGCGCGGCAACGTGCGCAACGCGTCGTGGAACTGGCAGGTCGACGACACCGAGGCCGTGCAGTCGTTCCCGAACGGGATCAAGACGTGGTCGGCCGGACGCGGCGGGCTGCACTACGTCTCGGTCGAGATGTGCGTAAACCCCGACGGCGACTACGCCCGCACGGTGCAGAACGCGATCGAGCTCGCGCAGTGGCTGCGCTCGATCGGCGTCGGGCCCCAGCTCAAGAACCACCACGACATCACCGGGAAGAACTGCCCCACGCAGCTCCTGGCCGGCGCCGAGGGCGGCTGGGCAGGCATGGTCGCGCGCATCAACGGCGCGACGGCCCCGGCGCGCCCCAGCCCGGCCCAGCCGAGCGGGAAGCTCGACGACGACGGGTACGAGGGCTCCGGCACGCTCGGCGCGATGCAGCGCACGATCGGCTCGGCGAACCCCGACGGCACGCTCAGCGCGCCGTCGAACTTCACGCGCACGCTGCAGCGGTGGCTGAACGACCACGGCTTCCGCGACTACGAGAGCAAGGCGCTCGTCGTCGACGGCCACGGCCACCGGCAGAACGTCCCGTCCGCCGTCATCAGCCGCACACGCACGGACTACGCGTTCCAGCAGTACCTCGAGACCACGCCCACCGGCCGCGCCCGGGGCTACGTCGGCGACGGCGAGTGGGGCCGCCCCAGCGCCGGCGTGAAGATCATCCAGGCCGAGCTCAACGCCGGCCGCCTCTTCCGGTGAGCCCCCGCACCCGGCGCGCCGCCCTCGCCGCAGCGCGCCGCCTCCCTCTGGTCCTGGCCGGGGGCGCCGCCGCGCTCGCGCTCGGCGTCCTCGGCCTGCTGGCCGTCCTGCACCTCTTCCTTGTCGAGCCCCTGCGGGTGCTCGCCCACCTGATCGGAGCCATCCCGTGATCCGTCGTGTCCTGTCCATGCTCTCCGCGGCGTTCCTCGCCGCCTGCCTGCTCCTGGTCGTCACGTCGACGACCGCGACCGCCGTCGTGCTCGCCGGCACCGGGACCGCGGTCCCGGTCGTCGCGTTCACGCTCGACCCGCTCGCCGTCGTCCAGCTCTGCATCGCGGTCGTGCTGCCCGTGCTCGTCGGGCTCGTCACCACCCGCGTCACCTCGAGCGGCGCGAAGGCAACGCTGCTCGCCGCGCTCTCGCTGCTGTCGTCCCTGCTCGTCGAGCTGGCGCGCGCCCTGACCGACGCCGTCACCTACGACCTCGGCGTCGCGCTCGTCGCCGCGCTGCCCGCGTTCGTCGTCTCCGTCGCCACGCACTACGGCCTGTGGAAGCCGGTCGGTGTCACGGACAAGGTGCAGGCCGTCGGCCGCCACCGCGCCGACGGCTGACCCCTCCGCGACCTCCGACCATCGAGGAAGGCCATCATGGCGCTGATCTACTACTGCCCGAAGCTGATCGTCGACCAGGAGACCGGGCGCCCGGTGACCTCTCTCAAGGGCACGGCGGGGCAGGTGATCGCTCGCGGGAACCCCGCCTCGGTCCCGACGATCTTCGAGGACCAGGCCGGCACGACGGTGATCACGAACTCCGAGCTGCCGGTCACCGACGACACCTTCGTCCGCTCGTTCTACGTGGATGAGGCGTTCGGCCCGGTGTCGTTCTGGGGTGGCGGTGTCGAGGTCCCCCTCGAGACGACGGAGGGCATCGCGAAGCGCCTCGACGCGGTCGCGGAGACGACGACCGACCTCGAGTCCCGCGTGCGCGACCTCGAGGAGAACCCGAGCACAGGCGGCGGGGTCGACGACGGCGGGATCGGGCAGCTCGTCGCCGACCCCGCGTCCGCGACGGCCCAGGCGCTCGCGGCGCTGTACGGGGCGGGGATCATCGTGGTGGACCTCGACGCGCCGGAGGTGACCGAGCCCGAGGGGGCGCTCGTGATCCGCATCGGCTCGGGCCCGACGCCCGAGCCGGTCGTCTACGCGCGCGACGCGTTCGAGCGGGTCGTCGCGGCGGGGTGGGGCGCGGCCGATATCGGCGGGTCGTGGACGGTGATCTCGACTGCGAAGACGTCGGTGTCGGGCGGGCGCGCGCGGGTGCAGACCGTCGCGTCCGAGACGCAGGGCGGGATGCTCCCGGGGTTTTCGCAGGACGACACCGAGGTGCACGTCGTCGTCGCACTGGACTCCCCCACCGCGGGCGCGCGGATCGCGCGCGTGCAGCAGCGCCGGCAGTCCTCGACGGTCTTCCAGCAGGTGTCGGTGCGCCAGTACGGGTCCGCGCACGCGAGCTCCCCGGGCCGGGTCGACGTGAGCTTCGACGAGTCGTCGTACACGACCGGGGTCCTGACGGGCGTGGCCGCGGGCGCGCTGGTCCACATCCGCTCGCGGGTGACGGGCTCGGCGCCGACGACGCGGCAGGTCAAGGTCTGGCTCGACGGGACGCCGGAGCCCTCGGCGTGGACGGCGACGACGACGACGGCCACCGGCCCGCAGTCGGGCGGCGGGTACGCGGGCATGTACTTCTACTCCACGGGCTCTGAGCCGGGTACCGCCCAGCACTCGGTCGACCTGTTCGAAGTCCTGGGGGTGTGACGTGGCGCTGGTAGCTCCGCAGCGGCGCGCGTGGGGCGCGACCGCGCTGCTGTCCGCGACCGCCGTGACGGTCACGCCCCCGCCCGGGGCGGCCGCAGGCGACCTGCTCGTGTTCGCCGTGACGGGCGCGGACCCGTCGGCGACGACGATCACCCCGCCCGCGGGCGTGCACACCGTGCTCGGGCGCACCTCGTTCGGGACCCGGATCGCCTACGTCTTCGCCGCGGTGTGCGCCTCGGCGACGCAGTCGTTCACGTTCGCCCTGTCGTCGGCGGCGTCGGTGCACGTCGCGACGATGGCGATCCGCACGACGTCGTCGCCGGCGTCGCTCACGGTCGGGCCGGTGTGGAAGCGGGCCGGGTCGTCGAACCAGATCAAGGCCGAGGCCGTGAGCGTGCCCGAGGCGGGCGCGCTCGTGCTCGGGCTGCTGTTCGAGGCGAGCTCGGCGAACGAGAAGGAGACCGACGTCGCACACGCGGGCCTGGCGCGGTGGTTCTTCTCCCGGCAGACCGCGGGGTCGGAGACCGTCGCGGCGCACTTCTCCGACGCGTCCGCCGTCGGGCTGACGTCCGAGGTGAACGCGACCTACCTCAACGCGAGCCAGAACGGTATGGGCGTGCAGCTCGTCGTGCCGGCGGCGCCGGGCGGCGCGACCCCGCCGCCGACGGCGTCCTACGCGACGATCACCCAGCAGACCTACAACAGCCTGCGGGTGGGCGCCAAGACGACCGACGCCGCGACGGTCACCGCCGTCGCGCGGCCCGTCGGCGGCGGGACCCCGGTCACGATGTCCCCCGTCGTGCCGCCGCCGTCAGGGTGGGTGTCGGTGAAGGTCGACGGGCTGACGGCCGGGCAGGTCTACGACGTCGAGCTCATCTCGGCCGGGCAGGTGCTCGCGACCGCGCGCGGCGCGACCCTGACCCCGGAGCGCGCGCCGTTCGTCGTGCTCACCGGCTCGTGCCAGGCGAACAACTCCGACCCGCTGGTATTCGACCGGATGCGCGCCGAGGGCGCGGCGTTCTTCGTCCACCAGGGCGACCTGCACTACCGCGACACCCAGGACGAGACGACCTGGCGCGCGGGCGTCGACCTCGCCCTGTCGACCCCCAGGATGCGCGCGTTCATCGCGTCCACGCCCCTGACGTGGCGGTGGGACAACCACGACTGGGGAGGGTCGCTCACGTGGCGCGAGTCCCCGATCGGCGCCTTCGCCCCGGACGCGTTCCGCGAGCTGTTCGGTACCGACTTCCCCCACCCGCGCGCGACCTACCAGACGTGGGTCCACCGCGGCGTGCGGTTCGTCGACACCGACCAGTGGACGATGCGCGACCAGGCCCTGACCACACCGTCGACGGACGCCACGCCGGGCAAATCCATGTGGGGCCTCGAGCAGCGCACCTGGTTCTTCCAGACCCTGCTCGCCGCGACCGAGCCCCTCATCGTGTGGTTCCCCTCGTTCCCGCTGTACAGCAACGTCATCGGCAACGGGCGTTGGGGGAACTACCTCGACGAGGTCGCGATCATCGACGCGTTCCTCGACGAGCACCCCGAGATCCGCGCGCGCCTGGTCGCGGTCGGCGGCGACTCCCACAGCGTGTGCGCCGACGACGGCACGAACACCATGTGGCACGTGCCCAGCCTGAACGCGTCCCCGTTCGCCCAGGCGGGCGGCCTCGCGTCGGGCACGTGGAACATCGCCAACCTCGACGTCGACGACAGCAAGGGCTACTACTCCCGGCTCTCGTTCGACTGGACGGCCGACGACGTCGAGCTCACGTGGGACGCCGTGCAGGACGACGGCGCGGTCATGGCGACCTGGTCGCGCGCGTTCCCGATCGACTGGGGCGAGGAACCGGCCCCGCCCGGCGCCGGGCTTGGCGTCGTCGCCGGCGGCCGCGAGGTCCCCGCCCAGCTCTCCGTCGTGCGCGGCGGGCGCGAGGTCCCCGCACTCAGCCTCTTCCGGGTGCCCTGA